TGACTCTCTACAGCAAATACTGTCGATTCCCATCTGATCTTCACCATCTAAACCTGTAGTACGTGAATCTATAGTCAATTCTTGTTTAGAATCAAGAACCAAGCGGTTGATAGCTTCAGGAGCATCAACATTGGCCAAATTCCCAGTAGGACTGGGTTTTTGGATGACCGTATCACTTATGATAGCAGGTCTCGAGTAGCCGAATAAAGAAGCTACATCTCCAACCTTCGAAGCAACCATACTGGTCGCTCGCGCATATGGCCCAATCATAGGAATGGATTCTAACATCCCAGCTGCCTTCGCCAAAGCGGAAGCAGGCTGTGATATGATTCCTTTCCCATATTCGTCACCGCTGTTCATGGTACTTCCTCCAGTTTTCTTCTTTGGATTCGGTTTACCACCAGCTTGTGGCACAAAGGGCGTAATACTAGTAGGCATAGTAAGAGATACGTTCTCCATCCAACCCCATACTTGTACTGTTACAGGGTCATTACCTCCATTAGCATGAGCCAAATTGCCAAATGACTTAATAGTAAGTTCACCCATTTGGTTTTGCTCAAACTTGGATAAGGACAAGTAATTGTTCGGGAAGAAAAATGGTAAGCTCATTTCTCCTCCTTCATTCTTAGACGGATTGATGTAAATGTGTGGCTTTTGGCTAGCCTGCACAAGATCGACATCAAGAAAATTTCTCGAAACAGCAAGCTCGTCAAAAGCTGCATGTGGATTATAGGACACTAAAGCGCGTCCATAATGAAATCCAGTTCCTGAAATTAACACCTTGATGTGCATGGTACCTCGGAGAAGTTCATAATTGGCGATTTTTGTTCTCACAAAAGGATCGGCAAGAAAATCTCTCCAAGGATTCAAATTGAAAAACAATGGTTGAGCAACAGCCCAAGACTGGGAGCTCAATTTCACGGGTCGTTCCAAGAACGCTCCGAGATCACTTCCAACTTTCGTTGCTGTGTCCATTGTATCATCGTATCCTGCTTTCACATCAGTCATCCAACCAGCGGTTTGATCGTTAAATCCCACTAGTTGTTCAGTTGCATGATCAGCACCAGTACCCACTCCGACTCCGGCCTCTCCAGACTGGGGTTCGAAGCCATGCTTCTCGGAGTGCGAGACGTCTAACGGTCCCGGAACACTCCACCCAACACAATCACTCACTTCACGTGTAATAATTGCAGGTTTTGGGCACTGTGGTTTTTCTGCACTTAAGTCAGCAGAACTACTTTCCCCCTTATGCGCTGGGGGTTGCGCTTTTGATTTAGTAGCAAGCTAGAAATATACTTATTGAAGGCTCAGTGCTCAGCTGAGATCCTCCTAAGGGATGTTTTCTAGGGTTTAGTGCGTTCAAATACCCGAATTAACGTAAGTAATGGCACAAGCCGGAGCTAAATAGCTCCCCACATCCTTGCGGATGGAACTATTCTACAAATACCAGGGCTTCCATAATAGAAAAAGGCCAAAAGAAAAGGAATTTTATCACCCATTATAGGCCAAATGTAGAACCAAAAGTTTGCAGTTTATAGACATGCAGGTCTTTGTTACTGGACTTTATGAGTCGTATTTTGCCTTCCAACGAAGGACACGCTCATCATAGTCCACCCCGAGAGTTAATGGAAAAACTCCAGAAGTCTGTGAAACTTCTTTCATTTGTTCCATTCTCATGTCAAAAATCTCTCTACCGTGAAAAAACCATTCACGGAGAGCCCCATCGATGTTTTGCGCTGAAATCTCTTTTGGACTAAGGTCTTCCGACTTCAATCCAGAGTGCAACGATTTGAAAATCGACATTTCATCCAACATCCCTACGATAGAATCCAATTCTTTATCGTAACGATTTTTGCGCTTCAAGAAATCCGC